ACTATTGGGGCGAAGACTCCGAAGTCTGAAACGCCCGACTCCACGTCGAGCACTCCGAGCTCTGCCTCTTCTCCTTCTAGGAGTGCAGCGATGCGTTGCAACCATGTGATCTGTTCCTCTGCCTGCGCCGAGGTTGGCTGGTTGCTTCCGAACACGTTGGAGAAGCCGGGGATCTTGTTTAGCAGTTGTCCGAGCCCTGGTATCTTGGATAGCCCTTGTCCGACCTTGAGCGTGAGAGCTGCTGCGAACAAACCGATGGTGGCGTCCGAGGCGATCGTCTTGATGATGGGGTGGCTCTTGAAGTACTTGATGGCGTTTTCCGACCAGTTGGCGAGGTCCTGAACCGCAGGAAGGATAAACAGGCCGACGCCCGTCAGGATGTTCTTGGCTTGGTTCTTCAGGATGGTGAGCTGGTTGCCGAGCTGCTCCTTCGACATGCCGAAGGCGGTTGTGAGCCCTTTTCCGCTTGCTTTGCCCAAGATGGTGACGTTGTCCGAGAGCTGCTTGATGTGGGTGGCGAGCGTCGTGACGAGGCCCACCGATCCGGCGCCGAACGTGTCCTTGATGAGCGTGTTCATGGAGATGCCGGTGGCCTTCGACCGCGCTTCGAGGTAGGTCAGCACGTCGACGAGGCCGGTCCCTGGGTGGCGAGCGGTGGCGGCAAGGGTTTCGGCGTTGATGCCGAGCTGTGCCATCGCCTTCGCGGAGGCTGTCGTGGGGCTCTCAATCTTGGTCAGGCCGGTGGCAAGTGTTGCGTACGATCGCCCGCTGTTGTAGCCGGCCTGCGAAGCGATGTCGGCAACGGACGCCATCTCCGCGAGGTTTAGTCCTGCGGCGGCCAGTGCTCCACCGACCTTGCCGGTGAGGGTAGAGGTCAGGCTGTCAAGCGATCCAATGTGGTGCTCGTTGGCGAGGCGCATGAGGTCGGCGACCGCAGCGACGCTCATGCCTTTTGCGATCTGTAGGTTTTGCACGCCGATGAGGGTCTGCGTTGTCGAGGTCACGTCGGCGCCGGTGATGAGCGAGAGCTGCGAGGCTGCGTTGACTTCGTCGTACGCCTTTTTCCCTCGGAGGCCGGCTTTCTCTACTTCGAGGAAGGCGCTGGCCACGTTTTCTGAGGAGACTCCTGTGGCGTTGGAGATGCTCATGATGCTCTTGCCAACTTCGTCGGCTTGCTTGGCGGTGAGGCCGGCTTGGTTCTGCAACTTGTCAAGGCTGTCTTGGAACTTGAGCGCTTGGTCTACTCCGTAGGCCGCGATTGCTCCGCCGAACGCTACGATCGCGGTTGAAGCCTTGTTTGCGAAGTCGTGCATCTTGCTGCCGGAAACGTCGGCGGCGGCACCGAACTTGCCCATCTTGAGCTCGGCCTCGTCCATCTTGGCCATGTACTCTTTTGTGTCTGCGAGAAGCGTGGCGATGATGGGTGGGAGCAGTGACATGGCGGTTTCCTAGTTTTGCGCTTCCGTGAAGATGCGATTGGCGAGTGCGGCAAGCCGCTCTGATGCGTTTTCGGTTCCCATGCGCATAAACGGGAACGCTGGTCGTGCGATGCGGTTTGTGCCGAACTCCACATAGGGGGCGTAGGGCGTGCTCGGGCCGGTGCCCGATTCCCATTTGCCTGGTGCCAGTTCTTTGACGTAGCGACGGCGGATCGAGTTGCGCGTGTTGCCCGTTCGCAACGTCGGCATGGGTCGCTGGGCTTTGTACGGGCCGTAGCCTTTGTAGTAGACCTTGCCGGTCCTCTTTGAGACCGTGCGCGATCCTGCCGGCCTTGACCGCCACTGCTCCTTCGCGCTGTCGCCGATGATGTTCCCGCCCTCGGTGACGAAGTCTCGAGCTGCGATGCTCATGGCTTCCATGTTGGCGGTGAGGGCTTTGCTGAACTCCGGTTGGCCCGACACCAAGATTTCGCTAGCCATTTTCCGCTTTCTTTTCGGTGTTTGCGATCGCCAACAACCAGTCGGTTACTTGGACCGGCTGGTCAAGGAAGTCTTTGTGGCTGCCGCCGTAGATCTTGCGGAAGCGGTGCTCTCGGAAGTAGCCCATGACCTCGGGGTCCACCTCGGCCTTCTTGCCCTCGAGAGCGGCCTGCAACTTCGCTAGTCGGCGGTGGGGGCTTTTGGGTCGATGTCCGGCTCCGTGTTTATCGGGGCGCTATTGAACTCAATCCCGCACGCCTCGGAGAGCGCGTCGAACGTCGCTTTGGGCAGGTCTAACGCGCTCTCTAAGGTCGGCAGGTCGCCTAGTGTCCACTGCTTGACGAGCCCGACGATGAGCTGCGCCTGGTACCCGTCAAGGTTGCCCTGGTCTTCGTCGGTGATGTCGGCGAAGACGGTCCACGTCTTTGGGTCCTTGTCGTCGAACCCGAGGCTGGCAAGCTTGGCGGCGGTGCCAGCGGCTCTCATGTAGGCACGCGAGATGGCGCGGTTGACCCGTTCGCTCACCTCGTCTCGGCTCATGATGACGGCTGACTGATTGTTTGGCAGTGGAACGATTGGCACTGTTTTTCCCTTTTCTGTGGTGTTTAGTAGGCGGTTGAAAAGTTGTTGACGAAGGTGGCCTGAATTGGTGCGTAGCCGGTGCTGGAGTCGGTTGTGTTGGCGTTCGCCGTGAACTCGACTTCCAATTCAGTGTATTCCTTACCCCGTGTGCGCTTGATGGAGTGGATCTGCGCAGCCGACATGGTGAAGTTCACCGAGTGCTGGGTTCCGCCCGTCGCGTCGTTGGGGTCGGTCAGGGTGATGCTGATGGCCTCGGGCGATCGGGTCAGACCGTAGGCTCCCGATCCGGTGGAGAACACGTCGGCGTTCGAGTTGACGATAAACGTCAGCTTGCCGGTGACCTCGATGGGGCCGGCAAAGGTGTCGTAGGGCGCCTGCGAGCCGAGGGTAAAGATGGCCTGCGTCTTCCTCGCGATGTTGATCTCGCCGGTGCTCACGTTGGTGTAGGAAGTGCCGCCGATCGTAATCGCCGTGTCCCATGCTGGGATGAGGTGCTCGGTGCTCAGGCTCTGCGTGGCGAACACCGTTGGCGCGCTCGTGTAGGAGGTGTAAGGGTTGGCGAGGTACTTGACCGTGGCCTCGGCAGCTGCTTCCGCGCCGAACGAGATGGCGAGGGTGTCGGCTTGCGAGTTGGTCGTGGTGAAGTAGTTGGCGCCATCGAAATCCAAGATGGAGTAGGACGGTGGCTGCGAGCCGGTGCTTGGTGAGTTGAGCACCTTGATCTTGTGGGTGTAGGGACCCGAGCCGGTCAGCGTGTCGGCGCTTCCCAAGATGGAGCGGACCAGCGTGGGGAAGGTGTCGGCAAACAGAAAAGTCTTGAATTCAAATTCATCGTGCCGTACTCCCTGAACCTGGTCATACACGGTCGTCGGTGATCCGCGCAGTGCCTCGTCGCGTAGGAACATCTGCTGCGGTGTGATCTGCGGCGATGTGACCGGAATCCAGTAGACGCTGCCTGCGGTGGGCAGCGTGCCGGGCGTGGTCTCTACGACCATGCCGAGGTAACTATTGGCTGTTAAGAAGGCGTTGTTTGCCATGTCTGTTCCTTAGTTGGTAGGGGTTGATGCTGGGGCGGTGGTTGCGTCCGTCGCAGGGGCTTCTGGGGCGGTCTGTGGAGCTGCTGGTGCAGGCGCTGCTGGCGTGTTGGCGGTCCAACGTCCGTCGCCTGGGTCGGTGTCGAGCGTCGTGACGTTTGGTATCGCGACGAGGACGTTCCCCTCTGCGTCAAGCAGGTTTGGGTAGATGCGCTCTTCCGTGTCGGTAAATGTAAATGGCATGGCCGCTCCTTACGAGGCGTAGGTGTTGCTCGGGGTGATTTCGATAATGCGCGTGCGGACCGTTGAGACCACTTGCGTGACGCTCGCCGCTCCGTTGATTTGGCGTGGGTAGTACGACACCACGTCGATGTCGCTGCCTCCTGCTGTGCCGCCTTCCCCCCACTGGAAGATGGGGCCGTTGCCTCCGCAGTTCTTGGAGGCGCGGATGGCGTTCGTGAACGAGTCGAGGAACTCTTCCGCGTCGACGCCGGCGTCCTCGGTCTTGCGCTTGTTAGAGCGGAAGATGCAGGTGAAGACGACCTCATAGGTGATCTCTTTGCCGCCTCCTGTGGGGCCGGTGAGCTCGATGCGGCGCTCGCTCTGCGTCTCGATGTATGGGTAGACGATGCAGCCTTGCTGGTGGCCGGGGTCTTGTCCTTCGTAGAACTCGCCCTCGGGTGTGAACTTGGCGGGGAAGTTCTTGACCTCTGAGAGGTAGGTGATGCCGGCGTTCTGCAGGTAGTTGATGAACTGGTTGCGGACCGTGGTGCGGCTCACTGGCGACCGCCGATGACCTTGAACGGTTCGAGTAGGTCGTACGCCTGCATCTCGTCCTCTTGGCTTGATTGCGTGCGCGAGCTCACGGCGGCCGGCTCACCGATCTCGTTGATGACGAGGCCGCCTTCTCCGCGCTCTTTAACGAGGGCGACGACGAAGTGGATAACGGCTTGCTTGACCGCTGCCGGCATGGTCGAGGTGTTGACCCCGACGCCGTGGTTGTAGAGCGTCCCTGCGGTGAGGGTGATGGTCGTGCCGGACACTGCCGAGACCTTGAGTACCTCGTCGTTCATGCCGTCCCAGATGGTGAAGGTCATGCCGGGGTAAAGGCCGGTGGTGTCGGTAACGCTGAGCGTGGTTGCTCCCGCCACCGCGTTTGCAATCAGGAACGAATTAAACCAGCCGTTGACGTAGGTGTATTGGCACCACATGTTCTGCTGGTATCCCCAGCGCCCGCCGGCGATGCCGAGGCTGCCGAAGTAGAGGCCGAGCGTGCTCGGGCTGGTGAGGGTGAACTGGTCTCGGTCGATGGCGACGTTGCTTGAGCTCAGGGCGATCTCCGCGAGCCCGTCTCCTGGTCCCCAGCCCACTTGGATGTCGGTCACTTCTACGATCGGCGTGAACGAGGGCGAGAAGACGAGGTTGCCGTTTCGATCTGGTCGGTACCAGCCGTTCTCGGTGTTGCTCGTGGCGTTGAGCGTGCCCAGCCGTCCGTAGCAGTAGATGTCGGCCTTCGAGCTGGCGCGCTTGATGAGCTCGAGGAGGGCGCGGTCTTGCGCTACTTGGCTGGCGTTCTCGATGAGGTTAGAGAAGTCAATCGCCGAGGCGGTGGGGCTGAACTTGACCTCCGTCAATGAGACGTAGGGCTCGATGATGCCCTCTGTTTGGAAGAATGGGGCAACGACCATTAGTTCTCCTCTTTCAGGTCGGTGCCGCCGCACTTGCCGCAGCGGTCTTTGATGAGTGCGTTGAATCCGCAGCCCTGGCAGATGTAGCCCTGCTTGACGTGGCGGAAGTTGGTGCCGGCGATTGCAAAGTCGCCGGACTTGACGAGGGCTCGAGCGGTGGCTCCTTCGACGTGGAAGGTGCCATCTTTCTGCTGTGGGATCACGGCGCCGTCATTGACGGTGACCTCTTTTAGATTGCGATCAGATCCGACGAGGCGCATGCCTTCTCCTTTGCTCGAGGGGAGGGGAGCGCGGCTGGGGGAAAGGGGAGGAAACCCCAGCCGCGCTCAACCCTCGGTGCTAGTCCTTCGCGCCGGTGGCGGGCGATGGTCCTAGCGACTGGTGGGCTTTATCAGCCCGTGATGCCGGTGATGATGCCGGACCACGCTGGTGCGCGGAAGGCAACGGTGCCGTAGGTGTACGACGAAATGTCATAGGTAAAGCCGATTTGTGGCCATTCCAAAA